TAATATATAGAAACATTTAGTTCAACCAAACCGGAGGAAAACCATGAGATTCCTATTAATTGTTGCGTTGCTGTTGTGTTTTGCTGTTCCTGCGATGGCTGCGGGCCAATGCGCTGAGAGGAATACAACTAACTCGGAATTGCGGGAAGTGCTAAACGACACAATCACGCTGCTGACTATTATCCGGGATCAGGTGCCTGACGATGACCATCAAGTGATGTACGTCGAATGTGGACACCGGTATATGCTAGAACAGCTATGCAAGTTGCAAGCTGCGGTATGCCGGTGTGTAGTTGTGCGGACGAAAAAATGATATATGGTCCGGCTAGACACTGCAACCAGCAGCACGTGGCGTGGAGGATATTAGTATTACAATGTTGTTATGTATGATCTCAGCATAGAATATGCCGAACCGCCAGTTTTAATTGTATTCCGTATTGACGACGACCTCTATGTTCTGCAGTATGAGGCATCTGCCGTAAGGATTCCGTTTACCCTTATCCATGTCGGTAACGGTTCTATCAAAACGGCTAACATCAACGAATGGCTGGCATTGAAGACGCATGGCCGGTATTCCTTCGATACTCTGAAGGCTATGTCTGAGTCTTTCGCTAATGGTTACGCTAAAGCATATACTATTGATGATATAATTGCTTGTAGCGAGTTGGCATTTCAAATTCTGAGACATAAGTTATTTGTAGATGGTATGGCTAGCCAATATGCTGGTATATGTACTATAGAATGTATGCCGATGTCGGCAATCAAGAATAAATTACGACAGGTGACAAGTGGGAAACTACAAGGGTTAGACATAGAAAGTATCAATAGGTTTGTAACTGTTTGTACGAAGAATGGATGGCACGAGTTGTCATCGTCTTGGGAAAAACTTCTAGAGTTAGAGAAATTTGATGACGTTCCATCAGAATCGAGAAAAACACCGGCAACTGACCTTGTATTGAGACGATTGATGCAAGTAGAAATCCGTAAACGATTTACAAAACATCAAAAACCAGATTTTGCAGATGGGTCATAACTTTAAAACAAACATTTTGTGACCAGCGTCCCACATTCTTCTATAACCATTTGCAAACATGTTTTCGGCTTCGGTAAGCTTCGAGTCGAAAAAGGTTAGTAGTTTTTCAAGTTTGTGCTTTTGAAATTTTACTCTAGACCCGGCAGGATTGCAGTTACTATCTAGGTAGATATATCCTGGTTTTGTCGTTACTAGTTTTTTAAATCCAACCTTTAAATATGCGGCACCATCACCATATCTATTGTCTGCAAAAGTTGTGATGGTTTCCGGCCTCTCATCGCGGATAAATTTCGCCATTAATTTTCCCAATCCTCCAACGACAACAGTGTTTAACAACGTTGCATATCTGATAATTTCCCAAGTATCGTTATTTTTAATGAAGTTTATGGCCGATGTTAATTTGCCATCGTGATATAGCCCGTAGTTTATTTTAGCCTGGCGGTGCCCAGATATGTGATTTAGACCAAAGAATGTTGAAACTTCAGAGTTGTTTACTCTAATGATGTCACAATTTCTAGCGTACAATCTGTTGTTTGATAATTGTAATTGATGTCTAATCATTGATTGGACTATTGGTTTTTTAGCGTGCCACTCATGAGAATTTATTTGAAGTAGTTTGATTCCTGACTTCTGTGCTAAGTCGGCTTTGATTTTATGTCTATTGCGCTCGTAGCTCGATTCTGTTGTGTTATATGAGTGCCAATAGTTGCCGTTAAATTCAACAGCAAATAGTTTCTGTGGAACGAATATATCAAGTTCATATGGATGTATTACTGCTCTGTTATTTATTTCAACATTCACTAAGCTCGACACAAATTCGGCTATTGAATTTTGGTCGGTTGAAATAGTGCAGATTGGACATCCGCCGCCATGTAAATGGTATCCCGCAACAATTTTGAAGCGCCCATGCTGTTGGCATTCAACCTCTACAACATCTTTTGATCTGGTATAGATTAAACCTGGATAATTATATCTATTACCGTGAACATTTTTAGCTTTATATATAAACTCGTCGGTTGATAATGGTTGATTTCCGGCGCATTGTGGACATCCATATCCTCGCAAATGTTCCGACGCACGTTGCTCAAATTCGCCGTGTATTGGGCAGATTATAGTTATTAACGATGACCTACCCCGATATCTTGTGTTCGTGTAGTCATATTTCTTATTGTGAATTATAGCACATTCTTTTATAAAGTCTCTTTCAGGTTTTGACAGTCGTGTTCTCATACTGTCTATACCACATTTCGGGCATCCTTGTCCAGATAAATGGCAACTTGGTTTTTGTTCGAACGCTCCGTGTTTTCTACATATTATGATAACTCTATTTGCAGCAGATACGTACTCAACACATGAGTAATCATACCTGTCACAATGCACGATCTGCGCCTGTTTTATAAATAATTCTGTTGTTTTACGTTGATTGTTGGCGCATTGTCTACATCCGCGCCCGTTGAGATGACTATTGGCCAATTGCTGAAATGGACCATGTATTTTGCATGTAATAGTAACTTTCTCCATCGTCTTTATATATTCGGTGTTCGAATAGTCGTACTGGTCACCATGTACTTCTTTGGCTCTTTTTATGAAGCTGGCAGTGTCCCTATATGGCACCCATTTATTTGATTGTGTACATTTTGGACATCCTTGTCCATTTTTGTGTGCCCTAGGTTGTTGCTTGAACGGACCGTGTAGACGGCAGATAATTTTAACGTGTGTATATGCGTTTTTGTAAATAACGTTACTATAATCGTAGCGAGAGCCGTGTGTATTTTTAAATTCGTTGATTACTTCGTCTTGTGTTTTTCGCCTCATGATATACCTATGAGTAATTCTAATTTATCTTTGCCTTCACAATTCAACGGTCCTACCGAATTTGTGCATCTTCATTGCCATACCGTCTTCTCGCCGCTTGATGGAGTGGCCACACCTGAACAATACGCTGAGGAGTGTGAAAAGCGCAGTTATGTAGGTATGTCGGCAACAGAGCACGGCAACATGGCATCTGTACCGGATATGCATTTCGCATTCAAGAAGCGCGGTCTAAAATTTATTTCGGGTTGCGAGCTTTACTACAATGATTACGAGCCTATTCGCCAGAAGTTTGTTGCCGAGCAAGGTAAGATGATGCAGCTTAAGGAAGACGATCTTAATTTGCATAGACGTATTATGCGTAATAGGCATCTGACTGTTCTTGCGAAAAACGAAATTGGATTTCACAATCTTATCAAACTTTCTACGCTTGCGTATAAGTTTGGTTTTTTTTACAAGCCTAGGGTGTGGTTTGATAAGCTGTGCGAGTATAAAGAGGGCCTGATTATCTTGTCTGGCTGCTGGAATGGCCCTGTTTCGCACGAACTATATCTTGATTTCCAAAGCTTCGAGGAAACAGGTAAACGGCATGAGAGGGTAAAAGGTCGTGACAAGACTGCTATTCAATATGCCAAGATGTTCCAAAAAGAGTTCGGCGACGATTTTGTTTTGGAAGTCCAGATGCCGCTTTTGCCGGATTTGCACGACCATAAGATTTTCTGGACCATACTGCAACTTGCTGACAAACTTAACATAAAAGCTGTGTTGACGAATGACTCACACTATCTGACGAGAGACGATTTTTATCTGCAATGTGTCATGATGGCGGTGGATCAGAAGGTTACGGTTGATGACCCGAATTTGTTTGCGTCCAACAGCGACGAGCAATTCTTCAAGACAAGAGCAGATTTGTGGGCCACATTTGTCAATAATAAATATTCTGCCAGGGTTAGTGAGCAGAGATTTGCTGAAATATGCGATACAACACTTGAAATCGCTGAACGTTGCGATGTTTTTACGCCAGATGTTAGCCCAAAGATCCCTGATTGGGCATCTGTTGAGCCAGGTATGGATGCCGGTAAGGAATTGAGGAGAATTGCTCGTGACGAACTTGTCAAGCGAAAACTTCATAAAGTGAAGAAGAGATATCCGGTTGATGGCCGTGAGGTCACTTATATCGAGCAGACTGCTATAGAGCTTGAGCGGTTTATCAGCAAAGGATTTGCCAGCTACTTTCTGATTACGCAAGATCTAATTCAATACGGTAGGCGTAGGGGCTGGCCTTTCGGACCTCGTGGGTGTACAACATCTGGCGCATTGATTAATATCTCTGGTTCTGAACTGAAAGCAATTGAGGATATCCAGATTGGTGATTCAATTATAGACGGATTTGGTAATGACAGAACCGTCGAAAACAAGTTTGTTTATGACATAGCGGAGGAGTTATATATTTTCGAGTTGGATGATCGAATCATAGAAGTGACTGGCGACCACAAGCTCTATATTATCAGAGGCGAGATAGTGATGCTTCTTCGAGCATCCGAGATCATAGATGCTGACGAGATCATTGGTAACCTCTCGGACCAAGGAGACATCCGTGCCGATGAAAGTAGAATGCAGACTGATCTGGAATACGCGGGCAGATATACGATGAAGCAGTTGTTGCCTTCACAGATCCAAAACATCAGCGAATTGCAGAAGTTGGTCTCAGCAAGTTCCGTAGAGAGACTAAGGATAAAAAGAATGTCGAGAAGGCAACATGTCGGTAAGGTATACGACCTGCAGGTTAGCGTCACGAACACTTATAGATTAAATGGGGTTTTCAGTTCCAATTCTGCTGGTGGTTCGTTAGTCTGTTTTTTGCTTGGTATCCATTGTATTGATCCGCTGAAATGGGGTTTGTCGTTTGACCGGTTTATGGCGTCGTCTCGCGGTGGCTATATGCTGAAAGTGAGCATGGAGTAGGTCCATATAATGAATGCAAAAATACGCTATGATTGATTGGTATCGTACAGAACAGGTTTATGGTTTTTCTGAATCTGACAGAATATCTAAATATCAAAAAGTTATTATAATTTGTGATATTTGTGGTAATGAGAAACATGCCACGAAGCATTACCATTATAGGGCTTTGCGCCGGAATGGGTTCTACCGCTGTAAGAAGTGCGCCGATTATTTAAGGTCGGAGACATCATCAAAGGCTATAAAGAAAAAGTGGCAAGACAAGGAGTATAGAGCTAAACAGGAGTCCCGCACACACAATAGCTCTACGAAGGAATTGGCAAGGCAGCGAGCGCTAGAACTATGGCAAGATCCAGAGTATAAGAGAAAGTTTTTTGCTAATTTCAATAGAGAAAAAGCTTGCTCGAATCTCGACGTTAATCGAGGGTTGGCCACAAGCGCCATTTCTGTTATTTTGAAAGACAAATGGGCGAACGATGCTGAATATAGAATTATGATGTCTGAGCAGTCCCGCAGTTTGTGGGATCGGGGCGATTACAGGGAACGGATAACCGCCAAACTTGTTTCAATATATAGTAATCCAGAATTACGTGCCATGATGTCTGAAAGGGCGTTTGATTACTGGAGTATAAGGGGAAATAGAGATAAGTTGTCCGAGACTATTACAGAGAAATGGCAAGATGAAGATTATAGACGCAAATGTGCTTTGGCTAGGTCAAACAGATGTATGATTAGTCAGTGGGAGAGGCTTGTTGGTTATGTTCTTGATGCTTATGATATAAAATATGTGAGTCAAGCCGTCGTTGGCCCGTGGGTATTCGACTATTTGCTGCAGGATTCTAACACGTTGATTGAGGTTAATGGTCTTTATTGGCACGATAGACGTAAAAGTCTTGATAAAGCTAAACGTACCTATGTTCATAGGCATACGGATTACAAATTATTGGTGATCGAAGAGTCGGATTTATTGGCCGAGTTTAAACTAAGGTCGTTATTTGAAAAATCGGCTCCGTTAGAAAGAATTAGCTTTGATGATTTGCAGTTTGAGCAGTGTGTGCGTGATTGCGTTATAGGTTTATTTTCAGCATTTCACTATCTTGGTAAACCGAATCGTGATGGGCGATATTTTGCTGTGCGACATGATAATGAGGTGATAGCTGCGGCAATTTTGTCGCCTGTTCATAGATTGGAAGTGGCTACTTCGATCGGATATAATCCGCCTGATGTTATAGAAATATCTCGATTTATTATTCATCCAAGATATCAGATAAAGAATCTAGCATCGTGGACAATATCACGTCTGTGTAGATGGGCTAAAAACAATAATCGATTGGCTGTAATTGCGTTTTCTGATACATCTACACACATTGGCACAATTTATGTTGCGTCTGGTTTTAGGTGTCTTGGATCGACGAGGTCGTCGGATTACGAATATCGTGATTTAGACGGTTTTCGTATTCACAAAAAAACTGTTTGGGACGCTGCCAAACGAAATTCTATGAGTGAGTTCGATTATGCTTTACGATTTGGTTTGGTTAAGATAAAAGTTAAACCTCGGCACAAATTTGTGCGGCATTTAAAGTGAGTATGGAATGAGAACGGCGGAATTAAAACATTCAATCTTAGTATACCTATCTATATCTGGCACCCCGACGCCCGATCTAGGCGCAATATCTATAAAGCTTATTGACTGCATCGACGATGCTTTAGTTGGGAAAGACCCCGGTCCCGAGATGGACAAGATTGCTTTAATTGTTGTGCGCGTGGCGGCGAACGCACTGATAGAGAGGCTTAACTGCATAGAGGGTGCTCACCCGCATGCATCGATCATTCGTATGAACTTAGAGAGTGAATTGTGTCACCATAACGATGAGCCTTTGGTCGAGAAATATCGGTGTTTGCGTGGTATTGCTATTGCGTTGCATGAACTCAAGATCATAACAGGTGTCGATTATCCACCAATAACCGATTTGGAAGGGAACGAGCTATGAAAATAAGTATGACTTGCGCCGGTTATTGTTTCAACAACGGTAAACCAGATCAGCGTGCTGGATGTGCTGTTCTGTTGGATTATAGCGACGACTACGACAGAACTGCTGATAGGGTGATTTGTCAACCGGTTGGTGGCTCCACAAAGCCACGTGCCGAAATCATGGCGGCTACCTATGGTCTTATGTCGATATCGCGCAAAAAATTTAGGAAGAGTTGCGAAGTCGTACTCCATGTTCCACAGTATATTGCTGGTCTGCTGGAGACTGTCGAGGATGGTAATTACAAATCGTCGCCCAAAAAGAATCCCGACGAAGTCGCCGAACTCAGATTGTGGGTATCGTATTTTGATAACCTACGAGCAGTAGCTGCTAGCAAGGAGGATCTTACTAGGTGCCTAAATCTTGCCAAGGAATGTGCCGACACCCAAAAAGCCAGTGATACTGGGACTAGAGTGACTGTATGAAAGAGATTACCTGGGATCTCATTAAGGAGACAGCGCGCGATTCTCTGAAGAAGAGGAAGTTGAATGGCATATATGAAAAGAGGCTGGAGTATGAGTTGAATGAGGTAGAGAAGCAGGGTGCCAACAGATATTGGGCGGATATTGTAATTTCTGGCAAGAAGTTCGATTCAAACAAGAACCATCTTTTATTGCCATGGCTGTTAGGTAGGTTGTCCGGCAAAGCGGACGTAGATCCTATCGAGAATCGTACGGACCCGCTGACAACAACTTCTAATCATGCCGCTATCGCGAAAATTATTGAACAGAGTGGTAAGTTACCATCCGACATGATCCGCGACGCTGATGTGCCAGACATCGATATCGACTGCCTTCCTGAAGCTCGCGACAAGATAAAAGAGTACGCATCCCAGCGGTATGGTAGCGATAACGTTGCTAGTGTCGGGACTTGGAGCACATACCTATTCAAGAACGCGATTCAAGATGCTTATAGAGCCCTCGGTTTTGCTGCTCAAGATGGTGATACTGGTGGTGGCACTATTCGTTACAATAAAGCAATTGATCTTACAACTAATCTGCCGGACGATGTTAACGAGATGAAGGAAGGCGGTTATGGTATATGTAAGGGCAAAGTTGTTGACGATGGGGTAGAGAAAGAATGTGGCACGAAGCATAATAAAATTACCTGCCCGTCATGCGGATCGGAGGACACAGAAACACCCACTCTTGCACGATTGATTAAAGATTATAAGGAGCTTAGGGAGTTTTTAGAGGAGCGAGAAGGCCACAAGAAGGTCATCCAAGTGGCTTCTAGGCTCGTGGGCTGCATCAGAAATCCCGGTAAGCATGCCGGTGCAATTATTATAGCTGATAGGAGTCTATTTGGCAACGTGCCAATGATATATAATAATGATTCCAAGCAATGGATTAGTACTTGGACAGAGGGCAGGAGCACACAATTATCGAAGTTTGGTTATAATAAATGGGACATACTTGGCCTTAAGAATCTGCAATATATCTATGAATGTTGCAAGATGATTGAGACCAATCACGGCATATCATTTGGTGATGTGCTTGAGGGTCTTGAGGAGCTCGACCCTGAGAAAGAACAGGCCGGTGTTTACTGGAAGAACGGTAAGAAGTACAGGATACCGCTGCATGATAAGAAGGCTTTGGAACTAGCCAATGCACAAAAAACGGACGCTGTCTTCCAATTTGATACTGATCTAGCGAAGCGCATTCTATCTAATGGCGTACGCAGTTTCTGGGATTTACTAATTTTCAATGCGATGGGGCACCCAGGCCCTATGGCTATGATACCAGAATATGTTGAACGCCGCGACGACCCAACACAGTCGTGGCGAGACAATGAAGACGAGCAGATTATCGATATACTTGGTAGTACTCACGGTGTCATTGTCTACCAGGAGCAGTTGACAGAGTTGTGGCAGCGGATTGCTGGGTTTACCGGCCCTGAATCACAACATGCTCGTAAGGCTGTGGCCAAGAAATGGAAGGACCAGCTAAAGCCGGTACGGCAACGATGGATCGATGGTGCCAGCAGGTTTCTTGGCGAAGCTGTTGCTACCGAGTGGTGGGATGACAGGATGGAGACGTTCGGCCGATATGCTTTCAATAAATGTCTCAGCAAAGATACAATAATAGAGGATGCTCTAACTGGTGATAGAAAAACCATAGAAGAGTGGTATGAATTTGGCGGTTTTTATATTAATTCTGTCGATGAAGGTGGCAATGTGGTTGTTGACGAATGTATTCGGATTCACAATAATGGTCCTTTGGACGTTTACGAAATTGAGTTTGACGATGGTACTTTTGAAACTGTTACATTAACCCACCAGTTTTTGTGCGAAGATGGGCGATACCATGAGGTTAAGGAAATTATCGACGAAGGATTGGATGTCGCCAATATTTGGTCTTGTCGGACAGGAAAAACAACCGAAAGTGAGAGATATAGTTCGTGTTAAGTGTGGACAATGCGGGACCGTGGATTGTAAAACGTTTAAATGCGTCATAAATGCGACAAATACACACCTGAGATACTCTGGTTTCTATTTATGTCCGAAATGTTTTAGAAATCATCCTAAATATATTGAAGAGTGTAGAGCCAGGTCTATATTGGCCAAATCTAAGATTACATACGGTTCGTCTGAAAGATCGAAAAAATTATGGCGAAACGATGATTATCGCGCTAAAATGCGAGTCAACCATGCCAATTTATCCAAATCTTCTGAGTTTAAATTAAAAGTTTCTGAGTCAATAGCAAAGAAATTTAGAGACGACAGTTATGTGGCTAAAGTTAAAAAAGCCAGGAAATCATATTGGGACGATAAAAAGTATAGAGAATCAAGACTCCTGAGTCTAGATGATTTTATAGAGGCGTCGAATAAAGTACATGGTAACAAGTACGATTATAGTCTCGTCAATTATGTTAACTCTAAAACCAAGGTGATCATTATATGTTCAAAGCACGGCCAATTTAGTCAGAGACCAAGTCATCATGTTCATTATGCTAATGGGTGTCCAAATTGTCGGGAAGACATATCAAGACCACAACTTGAAATAAAGACCTGGTTGTATAGCCTTGGTTTTGATGTTATTGATAATGACAGATCTGTTCTTTCTGGTTTAGAATTGGACATTTATGTTCCTGCGAAAAGAATTGCCATAGAGTACAATGGAGGTTTTTGGCATTCTTTTGACAGACTTGAAACTACTGCACAACGCAAGAAGCACCACAACAAAGCATCTGCCGCCGAAGACAACAATATCGTTCTTTTGCAGGTACTTGACAATGAGTGGAATATGCGTGCGGACATTGTAAAATCAATGATACAAAGTAGGCTGGGGTTGTCGGAGAGGATTTACGCTAGACGGTGCAAGATGGTTGTTCTGTCATCTGATGAGGCGAGGCATTTTTTTAATATCAACCACCTTTGTGGTAATAGAAATGCGTCATTTCATTACGGTCTCGTGTGCGACAATGTAATAGTCGCTGCAATATCGATATCAAAAAATGGGTGCGGACACGAATTGATTAGGTTCGCCAATGTTATTGGCCATACTGTTATTGGTGGTTTATCTAAGCTAATATGCAATGCGGCGCGAGAACTTGGCATCGAGCGATTATTATCTTACGCTGACAGAAGGTATTCACATCTCGCGCGTGGCTATACTTCTTGTGGTTTTTTTCATTGCGGCATTACGAAACCCGGTTATATGTATTGGAGGAACAACAGATATTATAGTCGACTTAAGTTTCAAAAGCACAAACTAGCAGGTGTGTTGACTAAGTTCGATCAATCCAAAACAGAATCCGAGAACATGTTTTTGAATGGATATAGAAGGATATGGGATGCCGGACACCACAGAATGATAAAATACTTCAATGAAGATTAAAAAAGCCAGACATATTGGGGTTGTAGATACATACTCTCCAGAGATGGCCAGTACGCAGCATAATTATATTACCGCTCAGTCTGGTGCTGTACACAGAAACTCCCATGCTGTATCGTACTGTTTGTGGGCATATAGGTGTTTGTGGCTAAAAGCACACTATCCAGAGGAGTGGTGGGCCAGCGTTCTGGGTAATTGTAATCAGGATAAGCTGGAACGATACATGAGTGCTGCCAGGGCAGAGGGCATTAGATTTGGTGAAGTCGATATTAATAGATTAACGATTAGACCTGTTGCCCACGCTGGGACCAATCAGACCGGTGACCATCCACATGTTGCTCTTGGTTTAATCAGCCTGAAGAATGTTGGTGATAGCCTGTCGACTGAATTTGCCGACGCAGATGATGCAACACACGATCACGATTCGATTGACGATTTTGTTAAGGAAAAGGGCAAACACAAAGTGCTGTTGGAACGGCTTATAAAATTAGGGGCGTTCAAGAATATTCATCAAAACATCAAAGCCACTTGGAGGTGGTACCTGCACAAATATTGCACCGGCCGTATAGTTCGTGTTAGAGAGACTGGTACCGATCCTCTGATGAAGCGAAACGAAAACGGAAACTTTGTCGAAAATAAGTATACAGACCCATCCGAGAAGATTCTTATAACGCAGCTAAAAGAGCACCACCGCATTTTGTTGTTACAAAGAGATGGGTGGAGCAAAGAATCTATTGAGGCAGAGCGTAAAAGGCAGGTAGATGAATATAAGAAGCTCTATCCGAAGAGGAAGAATATACCAAAAAAAGTAGTAAACTGGCAGCCCAATCCAAACGATACTGCTGAGCGAGTAATGTCTCTATATGATGACGATTACGAGCTTACAGAGATACTTGAATTTGAAAAGGAATTTTTAGGCTATCATTGGCATTCGCCGTGTGATTTATACAACATATCACCCGACGCAGATATTGAGCACGCCAAGCTAACTGGTAGGCTCGAGGGTGTTATAACTAAGAAGTTTGAAGGCAAGACGAGAAATGATCGTCCTATGCTCAAACTCATTATCACTGACGGTCATCAAGAATGTCTCGTCATCTTGTGGGAAGACGCGATACGGGCTCAACCTGGCGACACATTTGATACTGATACGGGTGTTCGTCTTAGAGTCAACTACGATGAAGATCGCGGTTCGTTCACTCTTCAGCGTGGGACGCTACTTAGCAAGCTCTGGTCCAAGAAGGGCTGGGAGAAATTCAGAGAAGGTGATCTAGACGCTGACTAGGTTAGGCTTTATTTTTAGAAGCCTAAGGATGCAGCTACTGATGTCCATGCACCAATCCCATTGTGCGTTGTTACCGACACAGTAGATGCCCATTTTTTCGAAGGCATCTAGTTTTGGGGTAGGTCCTTTCGGTATCGCGCTTTCTATTGTGGTACCATCTAGCAAATCGAATTTCCGCATAAACTGCATGAAGTAGGCACCAGGCATCTGAATATCTGACTTGCAATAAAACAGATATCTATTATTGGCGATATTTGCTACCTTGAAGAAGTCGAACTCAGGGTCCACAACAAGAACCTGATTAGCACCCTCGAAGTCGAGGTCTTTGGTTTCGATATGGAAGTACCAAATCTGTTGTGACGGCAACTGACATCTGTTCTGTTTTGATAGTTGGCACAATAAATTGAGTGGTATTGTGCTTACTGCCTTGTCGAATTCGATTCTTTGATTGCCGACCATTGCATAATGGTCGCCTATCTCTGTGACTTTCCCCATTTTGCTTTGGTCAATAAGGTACCCTAAATATTCTTTTTGAAGAGACTCGTATAGTGCGTTTAGCTTCAAGTCATATACAAAGAAGTTTTTGCGTTGTGAAAGATAGGCGTCCGAGTGTGGCGGTATGTCGGTACCGAAGACTTTTGCTAACCACGTATCGCTGAGCGTGTTTTGATACTCGAACAGTCCTCCATTGAGCGAATAGAGGACTTTATAGATAAAGCTTAATTTCCCGCCCAAGTGGCCAACGAAGTCATCTGTTCTCTCATCATGGATCAGGAAGTTATCATTCAGTGCGGGACGAAAGCTGAAGAAACGTGACCTACTGAAAGGTATGACAGTCCAGTTGTCACCAAGCATTTTTTTGGCGATGAGCCCGACCAATCCACTACCAAAGATTACTCCTCGCATTCTTTATCCGCCATTCTGTCGGCAACGCTTCTGCCGTCGTCTTCCAGGCCTGATAGTGTGTCGACGAGATCTGGGTCTAGTTTTTGCTCATCTATTTTTCCTTCCTGGATCGGATTCATAAACGGATCTTCAAACATCGGTATCTCGTCGCTGCTTTGCCCAATTCCGCATTCTTTGCACCCAACGAAATTGTGGCCGTGCTTGGTCACGACTTCTTCTGCACCAAAGAACATTCCCTGCCCGCAATGTGGGCATGTAGAACTGTACCTGGCTGCTTGGTCGCCGAAGAACTCGTACGGCCTAGCGTGTACCTTGTGTTCTTGGTCTGGTTTTCCACTAGCATCTGATATGAATACCTCAATCAGGTCGTATTGTGTGGTGTCTTGGTCAGATTTGATGTTTACTCTGGCTTCATTGACCATTCTGCTGCCTCCGTTGTTCGAAGTTCTATGGCTCTGTTGCGCAATTTCTTATAGGTCTTTTCTGAGATCCACAATTCTAAAAATTGATCGTCGATTGCCATATCTGCCTGTTGCTGCAGTTCCGTATGGCCGCACTTTTCGCACGGCTTTGACTCGTCTGTGTTGTCATGCCCGCACGATTTACATGTGATTGATCTTCCAGTTAGTTGTACTTGAACTCTACTGATTGGGCACCAGATGAAGTTGTAGTTGTCTTTCAAGTTCTCGCCAGATAAATCGCAGTAAATGCCTTTCGGACATTTGCGACCTGGTATCATTTTTGGTGGTTTATGTGTCTTTTTAACGACTTCACCAATGTCGTCCATGCACGTTTGGCAAATGTCAAGTGAAAATGCAGGCTTGCTTTGTTTACGGAATTGTGGTATTATATTGCTACGCACCTCTATGATGTACATATCGTATGAGTAATATACGAAATCATTTTGGTGTGCTGAATTGCATCTATCACATCTGATGCCTGTTTTGTTATTTAATAACATATTGTTATTTACTAATGCCCCATTTACAAGAAAAATACGCGCGGTTTGCTAAACCATGTATTGATGAATTTGATTGGTCTACGGACAGTTTAGAACCGCAGTCTATTTTTAAACGAGAAGTTATTACTCTGTGGGACGTAGAAATGGGTGAAAGCAATTATGACAGACGGATGAGGATGCTGAGGCAACTTAGTCTAGTGTGTCAAGCCTGTACGATGTGTGAGTTGGGTCGTAAGGAAGCGTGTAGGAACGATGTGTGTCGCGACCCTCACGTTCTCAGTAACATGAATCCAGTTAGGGTGGTGGTTGTTGGGCAAAACCCAGGCTGGAACGAGTTGGAGTACCGAAAACCATTTATTGGTGCGGCTGGTAAGAATTTCGACAACGAGATTGCAAAACATGGAATGTCGCGCGCGGATTTCTATATTACCAATATTGTAAAATGTTGGACTCCTGGTAACGCAAAGCCAGATTACAAGCATGTGCAGCGGTGTAGTCCGTTTTTGCAAATGGAAATAAATCTTATCAGGCCGCACTTTGTCGTTACACTTGGGGCTGTTTCGTTTGGTGCTCTTTGCCCAGGTGTTGTGTACTCAGAAGGGCTGAAGAAACTATCTAATAGCAGTATTTATGGTGTCAAAGTTTTTGCTGTCTATCATCCGTCTCCGCTCAATATAAATCATGCCGGTACGCGCGCAGCTTTTCAGAGCCAGATAGCAACCCTATGCAATCTTATCAAGAAGTTCCGGAGTAGGTTCCAAGAGAAGAACCCGGAATAATTCCCAGATACTCAAAGATAAATATAAGCATCTGGAGTTATGCGCATGGACTATGAAGTATTGAATACTATCCATTCAGGAATGGAATATTTAAACTCGCTTCTGGCCTTCTTAATAGCTTATTATGCTTACACGCGATATAAGGAGATCAAGTCTGCGTTTAATATTGTATGGTTTTGGGCATTTATGGCTGTTGGAGTAGGCGATTTTATTCAGGCGACTGGTGCGTTGGCCGAACCATCTTTATGTGAATATTGGGCGACATGGTTTGGAGTACTCAATCGTATATTACTAGCCACGTTGCTTGCGGGTGCCATGTTCGGTGCGTGGCATCGGATACCGAAGAACGCGAAGTTTTGGATACCGACTGTTGTGATGTGCCTAACTGTCTTTCTAATATGGTGTTCGTTCTATGTCAAATGTGAGGCAATCAATCTAGATAGTTATCTCGTAAGACCAATAGACGGCAGTTTGGCTATAACGTGGTTTATTTTATTTCTCTGTTTTTTGTTTATTCCGTCTGCTTGTGTGCAGATGCCCGGATCATTTAAAATATTCTTATTGCTTGGTATGTTCTCTCATGTTGTTTTTGCTGTTGGATCTAAACATGCGTTGGACCCGGCGTTCTTTTTAGCACACGTGATTAAACTGGCTGAATATAGCACACTTGCTCTTGCGTGTGTCTGTGAAGAATTTGCTGCAAAACACATGAATGGCAACGGCTACGTTAAGCTTATGGAATCAAAGGGAGCGTCATTACAGGAACTTGCTAACGTACGTAGTGTTTGCCAAGAAATTAAAGGTAGGTGGAGTGCCTTCAATGGGTAATGAAAATGAAAACGACAGATTACACGAGCAGGATCTCGGTCGTTTGGCCGGTGCGCTTGATGCATTGACCAATCAGGTCGAGAGAATGAACTGTGAAATTAGTAATATGCGCGGAACTATGCAGCATAATGGCGAGCACATAATTGCTCTCGACATACAGTGTCGCCATATAGGTAAACAGATATCGGAGATTAAGAAGACAGTCATTCATGGGAACGGGCAGGCACCATTAGTCACTCAGGTTGCTCAAATTAGCATGCAGTTCGCAGCAATTGGGGAGACCATTGAGGGATTAAATGTTGGTCTCAAGGAACACATCGGCGATCATGACAGAATTGCTGAAGGTAAGATGATAGGCAAAACCCATTTAGTGGTTGGGATCATCGCATTTATTGGGACTATGATTATGTCTGTTGCTGCTTTATGTGCGGCAACAATTCCTTTTTTCTGGCGGTAAAATTTGCTCGTTACTTTCTCGAGTATTGTATGGGTTGAGTTCGTAAACTGGCTTCCCGCCAAGTTTGCGTCTTGAGATAATGTACTCGTTGCCTTTTTGTTTTCGCAGATAATTTTTCAGTCTTGCTATTAGGGCGGAGTTATTCGTGATGATTGGATGTACTGCTTCTAACAGACTATCTATTGATATCGGCTTGTTTTCTTTATGCCCTATTAGTAGTAATTGGTATGCTGTTTCCAGGGCATCTATTTTGTTTTGCTCTTGTTGGTTGCGTGCTTGTTTGCGTTCTACAACTTCTTTCTTTTCGTCGATGGCTTTCTGGATTTCGTCTTTGTTTTGTTGTGTAAGTTCTCTGACGTCGTCCGATATGATCTCACCAATGTTTTTGCTGAGATCAACGTCGATGATTGTCATTTTGGCCATGGGAGCCCTTTAATGATAAATTTAGACGCTTGTATCGTTTGTGGTTCTTCTGACAATTTAAATACAGAGTTGAACCTGGTTGTCGATGATAAAAAGGTTACTGTTAAAATATGTGATGAGCATGCTGACGACATGACTCCTCGTCATGCCAAGGAATTATATGACGAGAAAAAGAGGCAAATCGACGCAATAATTGTACAAGCCAAAGCGCTCGGCCTTGATATATCAATGCCAAGCAAATCAGGTCTGGTGACCGCAACGCAGAAAGACCAACCAAAGCAATCACAAAAACCGCATTTCAGCGTACCAACACTCGAAGGTGACGATGTTCTACCAACGTCTGTTGTAGACAATGTGATGCAAAATCGTGTTCAAGGTGTTGGTGGCAATCTTGGTGGTGGTTATTCAGCAGAATCACATGCTGCATATGTGCCGGAGAATATCTTAGAATCTAAGTTGCCAGAAGGAGCACGTGATGGCAGGGTCAGAATGGGGTTGGCTGAGGGAAGAGCAGGTCAAGCAGTAGCTATTCCAGAAATCAGGCAGGATGGTCTTGGAACTACGCGAATTTCACTTACGAAAGGCGGTTCTGACGCCGAGTTGCAACGAAGATTTAAGGACAATGCTGGTTCAACCGATAAAGATGGCGCAAATGTACACAGTTTTGCTACTGGATATGCACATCATGAATGTACGATGTGTAAGGGTAGTGGTGTGATTAAGAAAACTAAACACGAAATAATTAAGTGTCCAAGATGTAAGGGCTCTGGTATGTTTGGTACTGCTTAGACGCCCGGTGGCGTGATCGAGAAGAACCGCCTATGCCGTGGCTTATTCGGCACGCCCATTGGTTGTATTGTCGTTCCGGCTGATCTCGACGCCATATCTAGGCCACGTGCTGAGCTATATGGAGTTTGGGCGTGTACTCGTGGCCGCAGCCCATAAGATTTACCAACGGATCTCTGGATAGCAGTTAGTAGATCGTCTTCGATTAAAAGTCGCAATTTCATATGAAATTCTCAACTTTCTTTTACCATCCCTGGTTGACTGACCTTGATAATTTCATCGAGATTTGGATGGAATCCAGCATCTTGTTCTGCCCATTCCTTGTCCTCTTTAGAGATCTTCTCAACGATGGCCGGTATGGCGTTGAGGGCTTTCGACTGATCTTCCTTGGGTATTCCTTGGGCTGACATTTCCTTTTCTACTGCTATAAGGAATGCTGGATCTGTAATATATTTATAGTTGTGGACCTTTTTGAATGCGGCGTTGACGCCGTCGAAGTGCGTTAAGTCGACGGTTTTCGCTTCGAACATCGTATTGATTTGCTCATGTAGGTATTGGAATGAGTGCTCCTCGTCCTTTTTGTAGTCCTTTGGCAGATCAGGAATGCCGAGTTCTATGGAGTGTCTGAGGTATGTGTCAACGGCTTCGGTGAGTAGTTTTTCGCCTTTTTTCATTTTGTCGGCCTCCTTACAATAATTTTTGATTGACCATGAGCGATACCGAAGATAGAAATGCCCCTATTATCAGGCAGTTTGACCAAGTAGAGTTACTTACTACACGGAGGGTTAGTTATTTATCGGACAAGCCTGGGCACGCTCCTAGCCCGCATGGTATCTGGAGCGTTGTCGGTTTGGTTGACGGGCAAGCATTAATAGCTAAAGAGAGTGCTCTTATACGTATTCCATTGAACGATATTAAAAAAGTTAGCAGTTACAGTTCCGACAATGTTCTTGGTCAACTTAGGAGTATGATCGATGGCAGAAAAAAAATCAGTAAAAAGGGCGAAGAGAAGGAAAGAGGATCAAGAAAATCCGGAACTTGATCCACTAGATGCTGCTATAGCGGAACTCGAGAGAGAGTTTGGTACTGGTTCGGTCCAGTATGGCAGTGGTATTTTTGTGGACGTCGGTGTTGTGCCGACAGGTATGGCAAACGTCGATCTTGCGCTTGGTGTAGGCGGTTTGCCTAGAGGTAGGATAATTGAGGTGTACGGTAATGAGTCGAGCGGCAAGACAACGTTCAGCCTAAAAACAATAGCTAGCTGCCAGCGGAAAGGCGGTATCGTTGCGTTTATTGATGCTGAGCACGCGCTCGACCTTACGTGGGCTGAACATCAAGGCGTCGATATTACCAAACTTCTTTTGTCGCAACCAGACAGTGGTGACGATGCCATTAAGATGATTGATATCATGATTAGTCATAGCATCATAGATCTCATTGTCATTGATTCTGTTGCTGCACTCGTTCCAAAAGAAGAGCTTGAAGGTGAGGTTGAAGATTATAATATTGGTGCTCAGGCACGTCTGATGTCTAAAGCAATGCGCAGGCTTGCCGGTAAGGCGTTGAAGACTAATACTGCTATAGTCTTTATCAATCAACTTCGGGATGTTATTGGTGGCTTTACGGCGGGTTTTAAAAAACCAGAATCAACTCCTGGCGGCAGGGCTCTGAAGTTCTATTCATCTATTAGGATTGAGATACGCAGAAAAGGTCTCATAAAAGGAACAGGCAAACACAAGGAAAGGTCGATAGGTGCCGAGGCTTCCGCGAAGATTGTAAAAAGTAAGGTATCACCACCGTTTAGGAGTGCAACTTTTTCGATTTATTTCGGTAGTAAGTATCAAGATCCAGATAGGATTTACGGTATTGACGTAACTGATACCTTGGTACCGGCAGCAAAAGAGCTTGATATCATCACGATTAAGGGTAGTAATTATTATTTCGGCAGAAAAAAGATAGCGAACGGCAAAGAAGCAGCATATGCCAAGCTTAGGAAAGATGATGATCTACGTTCTGCTGTTACTGATGCTGTCTATGCAGCGATCAAGCCGTCGAACGAGCCGCCAATGAAACCATCGGATGAATCCAAAGATATAAAAGATAACGTAAACGACGACGAGAGCGACGAGAGCGACGTCATACTAGACGAACTCATTGACACAGATGAATGACCAATGCCATTTTCAGCACCACTTTATTCTATAGGCAATGTTGTCTATATAAGAGAATCTGCGGCTCTTGGTTTTATCGAGGCATATGCCGTGGAAAGCATTCGCTATAACCAAGACGGTGTCCCAACATACAAATTAGTGGGTTCGCTCAAGCCGCCGAATGTCGCACAATCAGTAGGTGATAGGGTAACCGGCCAGCGGCTTTTACCAATTGAATTTATAGAGTCGAATCTTATCGACATGTGTGAGGCTCTTAGGCTTGCAGCCGCTAGCCTAACTGTTCAACTCGATAATATAGAATCAATGCAACTGGCCCACAACTGTATCGATGACGGTACCGATGGACCAGTAGGCACTGACTAATGGCTGACAATCAAGATACCCCGTTTGGCAATTACGAAGAGGAAGCAGTAGTTTCGTTAATTCTGGATTTTCCAGAGTTATATGCTTCACTTGCCAAATATCTGCAACCAGAGCTATTTGCACGACCGGAAGTCCAGTATATCATAGCGTCGATTTGGCAGGATTTCGACAGCCACGGTACAGTACCAACACGTGGGTTGTTATATGACCGGTTATCGAAAGCTCTAACTGTCGAAGATCCTTATGAGGAAATCTTGCGCATTGTTAAGCGTGAGTCAAATCCGCGCGAAGTCCCAATGCTACGAAAGACACTCAGGCAATGGGCCGAATATAAGATCTACGATCAGCTTTACTCAGATGAAGCCCTTATGGCGCACCAACAGGGCGACTATGAGTTTTTGACTAAGATATTCGACGACGCCACGCGAATAGCGTCAGTTGGGACACCTGGATTCTGGCTTCTCGATCAGCTTGATGAGTTATTTGTCGATCACGCGGTAGAGCATATCAGTACCGGCTTTCCTAAACTCGATAAGTTTTTGAACGATGGAGGACCATCGCCATCTGAAGTTCTTATATGGCTTGCACCGACGAATGTTGGTAAATGTCATTCGCTTCAATCGAAGGTAATAGAGAGAAACCTCTCTCGTATCTATGAATTGGAGTTTGACGATGGCCAGGTTATCAAACTTGCAGGATTTAGAGAAGTACAGACATCACGTGGAAGAATTAAAATCTGTGATCTTGTCGAAGACGATGATATTGCTAGTATATCAGTTATACAAGATGTCGGAGACTTACACTTGTAAGATTTTTTGATACAGGCACTGCATTAGATAAAATAATAGAATATGCGAGTCAAAAAGATAACACCGACGAATGAATTCAAGCACGTAACGTTTGGTTCTTTAAAGACTCGTTCTGAAGCCCATGTCTATACTCCGATGGGCTTTCAGCGTGTTTTGGCATTTGATATGATAAAACGTGGCAAATCTGTCAGGCTTGAATTAAGTAATGGCGAAGAATTGATTTGCGATCCTGGTCATATTTTGGCGACTAAAGACGGGCCGAAGCGCGTTAAAGATCTTAAATCGAACGATAAGTTATTGGGATACGGTGACTCAGAAGTTTCATTTGTTCTGTTTGACGGCCCACTCGTTGATTTTTACGATATAGAAATCCAAGCACCGCATTGGTACTACACTTCTGGTATTCTGAGTCATAATAGTCTTATGCTTGGCAATAATACCATAGCCGCTATGAAACAGGGACATGACGTGATGTTTGTCACGTTTGAGTTGTCCAAAATGATGACTGGCCTCAGGCTCGTTAGTAGTATTGCGGATGCCGAACTCAATAAATTCATCAGGCCAAATGTTGAGGAATTGAACCAGAGTGAGTTGAGCGACCTCAGAATACGCCAAAAGGCTGTTAAGAAAAAAGTCCTCAAGTTCAAGCGGCATGACGCTAAATTAGTTATCTATGAGTTGCCACCGGATGAATGCAGCGTCAATGATATTTATGCGATCATGGATAATAACAGAAAGATGAAGGGATGGCAGCCGAAGGTAGTTGTCCTAGATTACCTAGAATTGATGTTGGCTAGACGTAAGTACGACAATGAGCGTGGTGATTATACTCGACAAAAAGCTATTGCCACAGAATTGCGTGGTCTGGCCAGAAACGAGAACGTACTTATTTTCACGGCGACTCAGGGCAATAGATCTAGTCTCGAAACTGGTGTGAGACATGGAGATCAGCAGACTGCTCCGGGACATTTGGGGCTTGACAAGGCCGCTGAGAGTTTTGGTAAGGCGATGCCAGTCGATTATGTTATCAGTTTGAACCAGCGTGAGTGTGAGTATAGACCAGAGTCCGGTCCGTCAATTATTAGACTGTGGATAGCAAAGAATAGAAACGGTCCTAAGTTTGAGTCTATCGAAACCAATGTATTTTATAACACAATGACAATCTCAGAACCAACCTAGGAGCTATCCGATGAAACAGACAGCCGCACTAGTTGAAGAAGAAAAGCACAAAAAATCGTCTCTTGATCGTCGGGACGAGTCCGACGCATCCAAGTTTTTCCAAGCAGATGACGGCGTTTTCAAAATACAACCAATTGTTACGTGCGGCGAATACGTGGCGGTTGCACCGTTGCAGCCGGAGACGATATCGGCTGGTGGCATTATCATCCCGCAAGACTCTCATGGAATACCTGATGTTGGTATTGTTTTGAGTTACTGCGAGAGTTGCGGGATACCTATTGGTACGCTGGTTAAGTATTCTGGCAAGCATGTCAACACTGTGCTGACTAGCCACTATCCTCACTATGGCGATGCTCTGATTGTTGTCATTCGTGTCAGCAATATCTTCGCAATTCTTCCGCCAGTCAAATATGGGCTTACTATCGATCAGAAAACAGGACCGACGAGCGATGCCGTATTATAATTATATTTGTAGTGATTGCGTTGCTTATGCTGAGAAGGAACTCGACAGAGAGCTTACGAATGACGACATGCGCATTTTGTTGTTTGAAGCACGGCACAGTATCGTTGCTACTCCCGAAGAGATTCACGAACTAACGGGATGCCCGTTCTGTGATGGGCATAACACAAAGCGCACAATGCTTGACGTAGACATACACTGTTTTGTTCGAGGGCACGATTGGCAGCAATTCAGGAAGGAAAATTCTGCAGCGTTGCGGCGCGATATGGCGTTGCACCAGCTAAAGCAGAACGATCCGTATTCCGGCATGAGAGAATCCGGTGAGGCAGACGATTTGGCGCATAGGCTGGAAACGGGTGGTAAGAAAGATCCTGGTCGGATTCATTTCGATATGGGCAAATCTGGGTCTGGGTCTAGCTCTGGTTTTTAGTAAAAACACCGTGAGTGACAATGAAGTCGGTTTATGTTCATACACTGTTCGACAAGGATAGAAAGCCTCTTATCATAGGGTTGTATAACCCATCAACTAGCAAGACTCGGATCTTTCCTCTGCACATACCAGGTACTGGTAAGTCCATATTTGAGATTGACGACGATAAGGCGAAAATTGTTCTACTGCTTGAACGCCTGCTTGTGCGTGGCTATAGACTAGTCCTATCAGATTTCAAGGACTATTTATATGCTTTCGGTTTTCCTATTGCCAAAGAAAAGCTGGAAGTATATGATCTGTTCCTGCCACAAATAAAGCCGCCGAATTCTCTGAGTAAAGCCAGTCGGCTGTTGAAGAAGTTTCTGCCTAAGATGGCAAAGATGAAGCCGCAACCATGGCAGCAATATTCTGCCAACGCTGCTGTTGTGTATCAGAGTCTAGAGAATCGCGGCATAATGGCTGGTACTGTACCACAATATCCAGTTTGGTCGCAACGGACATATAGCGGCAGAAGTAAGACGATGGTATATAACTTGCAGGGTACGGTAGAGGCAGACCAAATTACGAACCCCGCTGGAACACCAGATGATGCTTTTATTCATTTTGATTGGCGTGGTGCGGATATCAGGATTGCGTCTTTGTTGTGTGGTGATAGTAGGCTTCTTGCTTTATCTGAGAAGTATGATCCCTATCAAACAATAGCTGACAGATTGAATCAGGGTGGTGCAGCAAATGGTGTGACGAGGAATGAATGTAAGATAGCGTTGCTCAAAGCGATCAACTCGATGAATACCGACTTGCTCATCCTTGACCTATTTCCAAAACTCCGAAAGTGGATAGCTGCTTCACGGACGAAGCTAAACGCTGGTGAGCCATTATATAGCATACTAGGTAGGAAATTTGTACTTGTAAAAGGAAAGAAGCCGCTTAGTATCTTCAACGCAACGATGCAGGGTTCTATTGCTCATGCAATACAGATATCTATTAGGCGGGTTTGGGAAGAGGTTGGCGATAGATTATTGGCCGAGGTCCATGACTCGATGGTTGTGACGTGCGATAGAACGAAGGCGTCTATGCAGTCTACTATCGACCAAGTGGCTGATATTATGTGCCATCCGTTTAGTGGAGTGCTGGATAGTAATCCTATGTTTCCGGTGCGAGTCAGTGTTGGTACTGCCTGGAGGAATTGGAAAGAGCATGAAATATATTCTGGCCAATGATATATTGGAAATTGTGTTGCAGTAACCATACTGTATTCGAAGAAACATGAGCAAACCAAAGTCCAAGTATAGAGTGCCGAAGTGGCTGAAAGATCGTGTGCCTGAGGCTGTGCTCGACAGTTCGCTGTTTGTATTTCAGTTCCAGTTAACGAAGGATCAGTCGCTAAAGGTCAATCTCACAGATGATATCGACATCGATTTTGAGAACCTTGAAGAGCACCTTGAGGAGATACCGGCCCAGTATGTTTATTGGGCTGCGATCTACAGCGAACTCAAGAGCAAGGTCGGTGTATTGGAGAAGAAGATTGAGACTAGAAGGGCTATCATTACCAAGGCAACTCTTGAGCGGTTCAAAGAAAACGAGATAAAGCTTACCGACAAGCAGTTGATTAATGTCATAGGTGCTGACGAGAAGCTGCTCAAGTTAGATGCCGCACTGCTCATCGCGCAGAAACAAACTGGAAAAGTCTACCACATGGTAGAAGCAATACGTATCCGATCAGAACATTGTAGATCTCTAGCCGGATTTAAAAGGCAGGAGAGAGATCAAGCCGGTCAACAGACCTAGGAGTATACCATGGCAGCGCGCGATCGTTACGATCTCAGGAAGATTCGCAAGCAAATCAAGAAGAAGCTTCACAAAGAACGTGATCCCAACGAGTTCAGACCGGCCAAAGCAGAGGGCAACAAGACCTACAAGTATAGGTTTATAGTGCTCGGCCCGATTGAGGCTGGTGATATGATCGCCGATGGTGAAAAAGCTGACCAGACGATGGAAGAATTTTTCATTACTGATGGTGCTCACTATCTCGAAGGTAAGCGGTTTGGTTGTCCTAGGGCAATTAACGATGACAACTGCGAGGTGTGCGAGTATGGTTTCGATCTTATGAGCGAAACTGACGACAAGGCTAAGCGCAGTGAAATCGCGAAGAAGTTGTTGGCTTCACAATATTACAAAGTTAACATTTACTTCCTTCCGCATAAGAACAATCCTACGCCAGACGAACTCGTTGGAAGGGTGATGTGGTTTAACTCACCAAAAACAGTGTTCGACAAGTGGTGGGAGTGTCTGTGTCGCGATGATGATGGCGGTGATCCAGATGAGCCGGAAGCTCACGGTGTCTTTTTTGACGAATTATCATCTTATGTCTTTCAGCTTCACGTGAAGCAAAAGGGACTTGGCAATAGTTACGAGGAAAGCAAGTTTCTTGCCACGAAGGGTACAATTCCGATTGCCAAAAAAGACAAGAAAATTGATGAGGAGAAGATCGCCGAGATTATGGCCAAAAGGCATAACCTTTGGGCTAAGCTGCCCGACATAAACATGGCAGAACTGAGTCGTCTTGCCTCGAATTTGTCTGGTGGTGCCGAGGACAGTGACGGCGGTGGTTTCGACAAAGACGAGACTAAGGACCAGAAGGACAAGGACCAGAAGGACAAGGACCAGAAGGACAAGGACGCAAAAGCCAAAAAGGAAAAGGCCGAAAAGGCCAAGGCTAAAAAGGCTAAGGATACTAAGGCCAAGAAAGACACCAAGGTCAAAAAAGACGAAGACGATGAAGTGATCGACGAAGACGATGACGTTGTTGATGACGACGACATTGCCGATGAGGCACCATTTGAGGAAGGTGATGAAAAGAGTGGCGACGAAGTTGTCGACAACGACTCGAATGACGACGCTGAAGTTGACGACCTATTAGATCAGCTTGTCGACGGCGACGACGACTAGAATTTCTAAGCAGATCCTAGCTAGGAGAGGGCGTGGGACACTGGCTATTGGGGGTGTCCGTTCAAACGTTACCATGCTGATACACGCCTGTAATTATGGATGAATTACGACCCATTTTATTGGTCGACGCTAAAAACTTGATGTATCGCGCTATTTTCGCTAATAGAGGCGGAAGTCAGAAACGATATCATCACTTTACTGTTATGTTGAGGTTTATCTGGCAGTGGGTCGATAAGTTTAAACCATCCAGCATCAACATCTTTTGGGATTCTAAGAGAGACAATGTTTGGCGGCGTAAAGTGTTTGATGGCTACAAGCGTAGAGAGGAGGATGAGCACAGAGAGGACATTGGCGAAGAACTTATCTACACACAGTCTGCCGCAATAGCTGTCTTCAAGCACATGGGTGTGCATCAATTTAAGAAAGACCGTATGGAGGCCGACGATCTCATCTATTCAGCATGCAGAGTATTGTCGCCATGTCCGATAATTATATGCTCAACAGATAATGACTATCTGCAAATCGTCTGGAGGATGCAGAATGTCAGGTTATTCGATCCACAGAACACAAAATTTTAAGATGCTCCAGACCACAACCCGGTAGTTGCTAAGGCTCTTGCCGGTGATAAAACAGACAAAATTGATGGCTATGTGGGTATAGGGCCCGTAAAGAGCGCGAAAATGGCCCGCTCTTTACAGGAAAGGCAAGCGTTTTTGACCGAGAATGGGCGAAGAAAGTTTATCAGGAATGTGTTGTTGGTTGATTTATCTCTATGCCCAGAATTACTTAAGAACGATCTATATGTCGAGAACATCTTATGCAAGAAAACGTTGTTCGATAAAAAGGAAGTATTTAATGAGGCCAAAAAGCATCACGTAACAGGTCTTGCCACTGAATTTAGTAGAATAATCACGCCATTCAAGTTAATCCTCGAGAAATAGGCAAAAATAATAGTGGAGGAATAAAAATGGCGAAGAACATCCATATAACTAGAATCGGTCAAAAGCCCATAACGCCAGCAGGCACGGTTCTTGATAAGAACGAAGCATCTGTCAAGGAAATGATGACGGCGACGACCGAGGACCGCGTACTTGCAGATCCAGCAATGCCGAATACTGCAAGCTTCCCAACTGTCAAAAATTATCTTGAGTTGGAAGCTAGTGCTGATTTTGTATTATATCATCTTGACCAGAATGTGATCATTACCTACGAAGAGTAGCGATGCAGGTAGACTGCATTATTCCATGTGTCGGTTACGACGATTTTCTAGATATCACTCTTCCGCAAACCAAACAGCACTTTGATAGTGTGTTGGTTGTTACAACGGACGCCGATCTGCCTACGCGCAAATGCTGTAAGAAGCATACCATACCATGTCTTTGCACTGACGAATGGTATAGCGGCGGTGCGGCTTTCAACAAAGGGCGTGCGTTGAATGAAGCACTCGGGCTTTTAAATGGCGTCGACTGGATTTGCTCTCTCGATGCTGATATAATATTACCAAGTGACTTCGCCGCAAGGATAAGGCCACTAGAACCTGGGCCGCTATACTCTGCAAAGCGCAAAATGTGTTATACTATGGAGCAGTATAACGAGCACTTTAAACATAATAATATGTCTGCCTTCCGTACTGATAGAACTAATGAAGTTCTCCTTGGCTATCTGCAGTTATGGTGTCTTCGCGTAAGGCCGGTTAAATTTCCTATTCGATTTCCGAGCGCTAATTCATATGACCTGGAATTTTGTAAGAATTGGACGCCAGATCAAATGATGTATATTCCGGGCATGACAGTACTACATCTAGGCAGCCCAGGGATGAATTGGAACGGACGTGTATCAGATCAGTGGCATATATAGTCATTACTGTAAAAACATGCTGCTGGATCAACACATGCCGCAAAATTTTTCCATCGGCATATTGCGACTGATTCAAGCTGTCTTTGTATTATATGCTTGTTTTTGCTATGTGATATATCGTGATTTACTGTTGTATTGTAATGATATAATATGCAGCGCAAACACTTAGATTCGGATTCAATTGCTGCATATGAGATCCCAAAAGACTTCAATGAACTAATTGGTATTGCTATCCAATCAAAGTTTGGCTCTGGTTTAAAGAATAACATTGGAGCGATTGGTTGCTTTAAAAAATTAGACAATAATTCTGCATCATATGACGTCTGAAACCACCACGATGTGAATATAGCTGTATCCGGCGATGCTAGTAGGGCATCTATACTGAATCCTTTTCCACACTTGGCTTCCACGGAGAATTTGAATATACGGTCGACGGCAATTACGTCGGAAGTAGACTCTCTGGCGACAGTTGACCTATCCCGACCTTCAACTCTGCGACGTCTAAATTCCACGCCAGACCATTCCGACAATAGTTTAGCGACTCTGCTCTCGTGTGTTTTTGCCCTACGCACGTTCGACTTACCAATTTGCGATTGTTTAGTGCTCATTTTTTGTTTCCTTACCGGTATTGATATGGCTTTTTTTGGAGACCAACCACGTTTTAGTCGGGCAATAGCTGTACCAAGTTTCATATTATTACATCTACACCATTCGCTTATTGTTTTTGTTGTATTATCGATTGTGATTAGGTGTGAGTTGTTTTTATTTGTATTCTGCTCGTTTTGTGACATCCATTTACAATTGTCTTTTTTATATCCTTGCTTGTTATCAATTCTGCCAAGTGTATATCCGGCCGATCTGGTTCCAAGATCGGATAGGAATGTTGAAAATGAATTGCGCCATTGGTCGCATACCGCTATGCCGCGCCCACCATATCTATGAAAGTATATGTGTTTTGGGTTGTAACAGCGTTGCTTCATCGCTATCCAACTAATATACTCCGGCGATTTTGTGCCACGCGGCCTTTGGTTGTGTTTCGTATTACGTTCTATTAATTTTTTGATTATTAGGCATCCGCAACTCTTTGTAGTACCATTTTTTAAATGAGACCCGAATATAATTTTTTCGTTTCCGCAATCGCATCTACAAAGCCATTTGCTATGTCTGTTTTGTATATGAGAAAATGCTAAAACAGACAATTTTCCGGTTTTTAATCCGACCAAGTTTAGCATGTATTATATTTAATTGTGCCACCGCTATGTGAATTTGTGAATACAATACATTTCACGCCAAAAATAATAAGAATAAGGTGCAGAGCGCGTCGACCCACAATCATTCTTCCATTTGGGTGACACATGTGTTGCGGAGGCTCAAAAGGACCAGTCAGAGTAGCAAGATCTACTGTTTCAAAGGCTAAGTCGGCAACAATTATTAAGAAAAAGTCTATTGCCGTAGAACGCCCATATACTGTTAAGCCGCGCAAGCGCACGCGCAGCGGTGTCCAGTGTGCACGATCTGATAGGGGATAGGAATATGCCTTGCGGCGGTTGCGGTGGTGGTGATACTATAAAAGTTGATAAAAGGCCAACAACTATTAAACCGGCGAGAGCACGTGTTACGCCGATTCTGCGCCCTAGTCCGACAAAGAAAATAATTGCTGCGGCGGAGCGAAAACCGGTATTTAATCGTAGTACAACGGTTAGTGCAAAGAAAAGAGCCGCTGCCGTGAGAATTTGTCCGGTTTGTGGTGCACCATTAAAACTCGTAATGTCTGGGTCTGGTGCACGTAGAAGGAGTGAATGTGCCAGATGTGGTCAGATTTATGTTCTATAATCGGTATGTGGGTCGCTTGTGCTATTGCGGCCGAGAGAACTGCCGAAATAATAGCCGACTCTAAGCTATTTGCACCATTTAGAAATGCTATAGGTAGGATAGCACTACCAAGTATACCATATGATCACAAAGCGGCCAAAATTGGTGGTGGTGTTGTACTATGGTTTTTTAGCTTGATAACTTGTGGTTGGTGTACTAGTGTTTGGACATCTGCGTTCTTTTCGTTATTTCTACCGGGCAGTCATTGGTCAATTGTGTCTGGCGAGTTATGGCCTATCGAGACTTATATAGTCAAGATATTTTGTTTGGTTGGGTTGGCGAATTTTTGGCATGCAGTGTTCAGAATCGTCCATCGCGGTAGGCAAAGGGTTATCGATATTAGGCATGAGATTGTGATAAATAATGGTGTAGAAAAGGAAGTGATAGAAGGGGGTGAAGATGGATTCGCCACTTGAAAGATTAGAACATGCACGCCAGCGGCGATATCAGACAGAACGCAAGGAGGATGCTTTTGTTGAAGTTATCGTGGAAACTGTGCAGGATATTCAACGTGTGCTTGCACAGTTGGACCCAAACCACCGGTTAAATAAGGGTTCTGGTGTAGTCAATATGTCGACTGATGTTCGTGGGACAGGTTCTGAGGACAAGTCTTATAATTTTAGTGTAAATGCTACGAGTTTAGATCAATCATATCGCGAGATTATTTTGCGCGGTTTGCAAATGGTTAGGGATCGGAACGCGGCGGCTGGCGAGATAGCGAACAAAGAGATGCCAGTTATTGTTGATGATGTTGCTATGGTTCCACCAAAGGTAATAGGTCAGAGCGGTGCGCTGTCTATTGATCCGATAATTAATCGTCTATTGGGTGCTTATAGAGATAATGAGTTGATATGTTGGGATTTGGCCGATGGGTATACGTACAGATATGATATTTCCACGCACAAACTGAGTAGGGTCGAAAGAAATGCCGCAGAAGATTGAGCCACAAGGCCTCGCGAGTTATCGCAGTCTTCAAGACTACACGCCGAGATTCGCAGATTTTGTTATGCGATGTGGATGGTTTCGGTCTTGGGTTGGTGTTGTGAATGATTTCGATGCAGCTACAGGTGTAGTGTCGATTGTTATGGAAGGAACGCCGAAGTTGCTGTTTACTATGCACGAGGATGAACAGGTAGATAGCACATTTAAGGTTAAACTTAACACCATAAAAAATAGTAAAAGGAATAGCTGGTCAGTCCAGCAAATAGTCGATGGCCAACCAGTCTGGTTTATCTGATTTACCTACATTATTGCCATATCCAGCATTGATACCGCTTGATGTATGTAATGCTATACACGGTGTTTTTTGTTACTCATTTGACCATTATGGCGATATCGGTTTTTCTGTTTTGCTGTCGAAAAAGGACGACGCCATTAGGTTGTTGGTTGGTGATTGGAAAGGGAATGTCGTAGATCTACACAATCAAGATGCCAAAACTATTGTTGCTAAAAAATTGTTGACTACACAAGGCGAAGCAATTATTGAATTATGTAGAGCAGCACGGATTAGTCAAGCACAATTTTTCTTTGTGCTTAGTGGGGATAATTTTGTTCTTGTTGATGTTCAGTTGAGTCTTAACAAATTCGCCGGTCCTGGCATGGTGCGCGATGTATTTGGTAATGTCTTCAAAACGCAGGAAGTGATAGGTATTGACGTTTTAGATGATGACATTATGGATTCGATAGTGACGGGTACCAATAAATTTTCTGGGAGCCTAATATTAAAGCCCAGCCGTTTTAGGTCGGCTTCAGTTGATGGTTCATTGATTCCATTATATGTCGAGGTCATCAGATAGTGCTAATAATAATGTGTGGTCCGCCAGGATGCGGTAAGTCGAAAGTCGTTGACTTATTACTTACTGAAGTTGATGCGGATTGTGTTAGGCCATCTGACTGGATGCCCGAAAACATTGAAACACTGGGACCGCAGCTTGAGCGCGACTATCGCATACAATGTTGGAAGACCGGTATCGAAAAAGCACAGGAGTTGGTCAAGGACCTGCCAGATAGTGAGATAATTATTTTGGATTGTGCGAACGCTAAATATCATACAGCAGACCCCACAATTAGATTGGCGAACAAACTTGGACACAAAACTGTATTATTGTATGTCAATGCTAAATCGTTTAAATGTCGGGATCGTATGGGTGAAAATTGGATCGGCGACGACATTTTCGCCAATTATATTGAAGACATTAAAACCTCACTACCAAAATATAGGAAGTCCTGTCGCAGTTTGCTGGTTATCGACAATAACTCTGACACAGAGATGTTAGTTAAAAAAGTCGAAGTTATTAGAGGTAAATTATGCCTATCTACGTGAATCCGCACCCACATGATTTGAACTTAACAGGTGCCGATGGTAGAAAGGTTCATATAAGGCGAGGTAAGACAATAAGGTTACCAGTGTTTTTTGATAGATATATTGATCAATATCTGCGCAAGGCGGGAGATATTTCGATAACGCATCAATCACCAGATAGTCTGAAACTTAAGAAATCTGGCCGAGTATCTACAACCAGAGCCGGGTTAAGTGCGTTAACTAATGCGCGGCGTCGAGTTAGGCAAAGGGCGATTGACCGAAGGAAAATTAGGACAAAAAGTAATAAAAGTAATAACAAGATTGTTGGTCGACATGTTTCGCACGGTGCGTCCGATAAATTTCGTCAGATTTTAGGTGCAGTGTCGTACCCAGTAAGTAACCATATTGGCGTCGGTATTTTGTCATATAACAGAGTTGTTACATTAAAGAGGCTGATCAAGTCTATAAGGGATCATACCGATCTTAGGAAAACGACCGTTTTCATTAGCGATGATTGTAGTGATGACAAGGGAACGTTGGCCTATCTTTCTAATTTAGCTAACTGCAAATCGTTCGTCATTTTGATGAATAGAACTAGGTTGGGTATAGCTGGCAATTCTAATAGGTTGCTTAGATGTTTAGCCAGATTTCCGCATAAGATCCTACTGAATGATGATGTCGAAATTTTGGGCAATGGCTGGGAGAGTTTCTATTTTAAAGCCATGTCTAAAACAGGCTTTCATCACTTTTGTTTTAGACAACCTGGGGTCTACGGTGCTAAATCAGGCAAAACAGTACGCAAGAATGGCGAAATGCTGTCGGTTGTACACGACAAGCCACATGGCGCTATTATGGCGATGGATGAAAAAGCGTTTTCTAAAATCGGTTTCTTTGATGAGGAGTTTGGTCTTTATGGTATGGAGCATGTTGATTGGTCTTCCAGGCTTTCTTTGAGTGGAGTCCAGGACCGTGGTTATTTTGATGTGGTTGGTTCAGGTAAGTTATTTAAAATACACGACTCTAAATCTGCCGTGCCAGATCGCGTTCAGAATCTGAGAGCGGCTAAGAACAGATTTGATGTTATTGGTACAAGAGCATCATATGTTGATGCATCTACTAAATCTGTCGTACCAAGCATTTCATGTGTTATACCGTTTCGCAATATTGGCAGGCGCGAATGTATATTGACTGTCATAGATAATATTAGGGCGCAGCGATACCCGAATATTGAAATTATTTTGGCAGAACAAGATCAAAAATCAATGCTGAGTGCCGAAGAATATGGGGTTCTGCGACATGTTTTAGTAAAGACTGCTTCTGGAAAGCCGTTTAATAAAAGTAAAGCTTTCAATAAGGGTGTATCGTTGGTGTCGCACGATATCGTTGTTTTGCATGACGCTGACACGCTAGCGCCTGGGCATTATATTGACGAAATTGCTGCTAGTTTGATCCGAAATGATGCATGTCATTTTGGTGATAAGGTCTTTTATGCAGACAAGACATCGACTGATCACATAAATAAAGTTGGTGTTGTAGGCACTGATATATCGTGTGATCGCATCGTTACTTATTTTGAGGGTGGCTCTTTGGCCTGCAAGACGGATGTGTTTTGGAGAGTTGGTGGATTTGTTGAGAATTTCTGGGGTTATGGGTGCTTTGCGCCGGGTAATATGATAGCGTCACAACGTGGTTATATTCCAATAGAGACTGTTAGGGCTTCTGATAAATTGTTAACGCACGCTGGGGATTATCAGAACCAAAGCATGCGGGTCCGAGATTATTCTGGTGCAGTGTTAGACATATTTGTACCAGGTAGACTCCCGATCAGGGGTGTGACTCCTGAGCATCCATTTCTCGTGAAGGACCCTCAGGCCAAATCCGGCACGGAACAATTTAAATGGATTGCAGCAAACGAATTGCGTGTCGGTGATGAGTTGGCTCAAACTGATATATTGCCTGATCTCTCTCCGAGTGTCACGTTTGAGGAATTTGCTAGGTCAGATAAGTCACCGAACCAGTTTGATATCGCTAGCAACCAGAATGGGCTGGCTTATTTGATGGGAATGTATCTTGCCGAGGGGGTAATCCAGGATCCCAAAAAATTGAGGACGACATATTTCTTCCTGCATGAAGATGAACAATTCTTAGCCGCACACATTGCTGACTTAATATCACAATTGCACCCGCGAATTCACGTAAATTCAGATTATGTGAAGAATACCTGTAGACATGTAGTGGTATCAAACTCCTATTTTGCAAAGTGGATTTTTGCTAACGCTGGTAAGCATAAAGCGAAAAATAAAATCTTGTCTACTGAATATTTGGCTGCAGTTAGTGATGAAGCGATAAGTTATTTGCTTGGCGGTGCTATGGATGGGGATGGCGGCCATCAATTTAATTCAGAAAGAAGATTAGTATATCATTCGAGCAGTTATAATTTAGCTTTTTTGATTTCCGCAGCGATGCGCAGACTCGGTATCGCCCACTCTTTTGGGAGGCGCAAGGGCGGCGGTTTTGAAAATAGCCAGAAGTGGTCATATGACCTTACGGTTAACAGAGAGTATGAGCATTTAATAAACAGCAAATATCCAAGGCCCGAATTTGTCGGATCTAGCTCATGCGGCCGGTCGCAATTCGGGCTTATCTACAGCATACAAATTAGGAAATATAGTGGTCCGGTATACAACTTCGATGTGAATAAAGATCACTCATATTGCGTGCACGGAATCGTGGCTCATAATTGTGAGGACTGTGATTTCTATGCTAGGCTATCTAAATCTACAATTTGGGATGAGCGGCGTAACGTTGTTTTGTTGCATTTATGGCATGATAGGACTGATGGTTGGGTGCAGTATCACAATATCAATAGAGAATACGAGAAGATACTCAGTTTGTTGAGTATAGACGAACGAGTAACTAAACAGAGAGCCGCCTTGAAATCAAGCTACTCATCGTTCATCAAATAGGCCATGCTATGCGCCAGGTACTGTTTATTGTGTTATCTGTGGTGTTATTGGTTATCGTCGTTATCGGTACTATTTCGATGATCGATCTAACACCAGACCCCAAATGGAAAGATTGTAAAGTAAAGAGTGTTTATAGTGGCAACATGATGGTGCTTACTGCCGATAATAAAAAGATTGTCGCTAAACTAGCGGGTGTTGATGCACCGGAATCTGGTCAGCCATTTTATAGCATGTCTTACAAGTTTGTCAAAGAAGTTGTTGATGACCAGCACTGTCAGTGGGCCAAGATTACAGTAGACGGTGATGTAGAATATGGCATTCTCAGGTTCGATGAGGGAGCACATGCTGGCGAGGAACTGAATGGTGTTGTTTTGCGACAAGGATATGGATGGTGGGATCCGGCGACTAGCTACAATGATGAATTAAAAGAACTGGAAACCAAAGCCCGCAATGAACAAATTGGTATCTGGTCAGTAGTGGAGGCCGATGATGGTAGTTGAATATTTCGAGACCGCAACTAGTCTTTGGTGGATATTGGTTGTTATATTGTCTATTCTAATGGCGTTTGCGATACGCGCCAAATCTCTCCAGGCCGCTACATATATTTTATTGCTGGGTTTGGGTATACTTATTGTGTTCGGTGATACAATAGTGTATTTAAAAACACTACTGAAGCCGATGCAGATTGTTTATGGGTGCGGGATTTATCTGATCGGCATTGCCGTTTGGAGTGTTGCTCATTTAGTAATATCTAAATGGCAGGCCGATATGAAATCCGTGCTAACTCATTCGATCTACTGGCCATTTTCAGCACTTGCGTGGATTATTGGGTTAATCTGGGACAAACTCATTATCGAACAGATCTGGGACCGACTACACAAATCAAATGCCACGGGCGAGGCGGCTGAGTCTGAAGAAGACAAGCCAGATAACAATGAAGATTCTGATATGTAAAAGGGTCGGTGCTGCGTTTGGATATATTACAGACGGATGGATTAACGCACTGAAACATGCTGGTCTTAAGGCTGCACGATGGGACGGCGACAGATCATCGTGGGAGAAATTCGCTCCAGATCTTTATCTTGGCTGTTCTGGCCACAGGCAGAAAATCCCGAAGAAAACACGTGGTAGGTGTAAGATAGCTATCCACGTCAATCCGTATGGTACACCGCTACCCGGCATAAATGAGACAGCAGATGCTATAGATTGGACTCTAAGCCAGTCGCCAGATGTTGTGTTTGGTTACGGCTTTGAAAGGGACAGGCATTATTGGAGTACGTGGGATGCCTATGGTATTCCGTGGATACCGATGGCTTGTGGTGGTGATGCGACGAAGTATTCACCATTAGCAGGAAGCCATGACAAGTTTGACATTATCTATCTGGGTGGTAGATGGCAGTACAAAGCTAAGCGCTTGGATCAATTTCTGATTCCGATGCTTGAGAACACACGTCGGACTTATTGCGTTCGTGGTTGGGGTGAGTGGCCAAACGACATGTGTGGTGGTGGTTTAGAAGAGAAAGATGCAGAAGCTTTTCTCGCCAGCGGCAAGGTTGGACCGTGCATTAGCGAGCCACATACGGGTAAAAGTGGTATCGATATCCCGGAACGAGTTTTCAAGGTCATTTTAAGTGGACTTGTCGCAATTCACGATCCGGTTCCTGGGATTCTGAAAGAACTGCCAAATTTGATTGTTACGCACAGTCCAATCGAGTTCGCAAATAAAGTAGAGGAAGTTTTATGCCTTTCACCCGGTGAACGCAAGATATTGACTGAAAGTCAGTTCGCAGATGTCGTTGGGAATCACACATACCATCACAGATTGGCCAATTTGCTCAAGCATCTTCGGTTTACTGCTGAATCAGAGCTAATGATGAATGCGATCAACCGCATTCATAAAAGGCATTGAAGGAGTATGTATGCTGACGATCGTTTTCGATTTTTCTCTTCTTTCTTACCCATATGGACTGCGCAGGTGTACAAACCAGCTTATTTATCTTGCGCTTGCGGCCGAAAAAATTGGCTGTGATGTTAGGGCTGTAACGTCACAAAGGCATCTTGCTGAACACCCATGCATGAATAAGATAAAGCGTTTATGGCAATTTGCTTATGGCAATCCAGACATCTATATTGCTAAGGCAGATGCGTTTTATAGAGACAGAAATTGGTTAAAGATTTCCGGTCTAGATGCTTTTAAGGTCTGCCTGTGCAATTCTGATTATTGTTTTAGAGAATCAAATAAGAGATATTTGCAACATAAAGGGACGCCGGTTCAGATACGGTGCGATTTATACATGCCATGCAACTATACGAAATCGTTATTGGACGAGTGGGGCTATAAAGTTGTCCCGGCCGCGCATCCGATTGATGTTCGAATGTTTGCCTTGTTTGAGGAATTAGGATTGGTCGATGCCTATATCACGGACGATGTCGATATGATACGCTCGAGTTTCGATGTTGTCGAGACAAGGATGGCTGGATTTATGGGCGCAAGTCGTCCACATGACACCAGATGGAATGTTAGAGACGAATTTCCGGCTTGGGTTGACCTCAATTGGACGAGGACGGATAGTTCGATAAATTATATAAATTGGATTCTAGAGAGAAGAGGTGTTATTGATTTGCGTGGCAATGGCGATAAGAGCATGAGATTTTCTGAGGCTGCGTTATTTGGTAGAACAATTATAACGAAGAGGTTGCTATCGGAGTACAATCCGAAGCTTGTAAATAACCATAACTGTATTGTTGTTGATGAGTGGTCAGAGATAGACGATCGTTTCGATTTGCAAGTTTGGCGTAAATTGGCCAATCAGGCAACATTAGATTATAAGTGTGGTTGGTCAATGAAGTCAATGATCGAGACTGTTCTGGAGAAATCACGTGCATAAATTGCCGGTTAGATTCCAGTTTGTTAGTCCCGACAAAGTGTATAGATTTACGCTAGTTGATTTCAAGTTTGTTTTGGAGCCAAACGCTGACCATAGGTTGGTTTTTGAGTTGCCTGGGTTTGGTGATCCTATAGCTATTGGTGTGTTTGAAATCGTCACAATAGACATTGATTCTAAGTGTTTGTGTTGGGTCAGTTGTGAAACGCGATCGTTTGAGAAGTCCGACGAAGCTAATAAGCTGTTTGAAGCTTTTAGTGATAAGTATGGTGATAGAATTACTGACATACTTATCACCGATCTTAGAAAAGAGGGTCGACAATGAATAAAATTGCTTTGATCACTGGTATATCTGGTCAGGACGGATCTTATCTTGCTGAGTTTCTATTGGGTAAAGGATATGTAGTACACGGTCTGATAAGGCGATCCTCTACGTTCAATACGACTAGGATTGATCATATTTATCAGGACCCGCATCGCCAAGACGCAACTTTGTTTTTGCATTATGGCGATCTTTCGGATCGCAGTAGTATCAACAGGATTATAAGTGAAGTACAACCCGACGAGATTTACAACTTGGCTTCGATGAGCCATGTTAGAGTATCGTTTGACATACCGGATTACACTATGGACGTTACTGGTACTGCAGTTGTCAGTATCCTTGAGGCGATAAGACAATCTAAGAAGCCAATCAAGCTATATCAGGCATCGTCAAGTGAGATGTTTGGTAGTAGTCCGCCACCGCAGGATGAAAGTACTAGGTTCTGTCCTAGGAGTCCATATGGGATCGCTAAAGTAGCCGCGCACCAAGCAGTTGGGCTTTATCGAGAAGGGCGTGGTGTTTTCGGATGCTGTGGGATACTTTTCAATCACGAGTCGGAACGGCGCGGCGAGACATTTGTGACTCGGAAAATTACGATGGCAGCAGCCAGAATTAAGCTTGGTTTGCAAAAGAAGATCTATCTTGGTAATTTACATGCCAGGAGAGATTGGGGTTATGCTGCCGATTATGTTCGCGCTATGTGGCTGATGCTACAGCAGGACAAACCGGATGATTATATTGTTTGTACTGGTGAGACACATTCTGTTCGGGAGTTTGCCGAGTTGGTTTTCGAACATTTTAGTTTGAAGTTTGATGATCATTATGTGATCGATTCGCGCTATTACCGTCCCACAGAGGTTGACGCTCTATGTGGGAATCCGGCGAAGTCTAGGGATAAGTTGGGTTGGGAGCCAGAGACGACATTTGAGGGTTTAGCTAGGCTTATGGCCGACAGTGACTTAGAATACTGTAATGGCTCTTCGGTATGTGCTAGAGGCATGGAATAAGATATCTTTGTGATGGCCGTCTCCATGCAAAAATAATATATCTGCTTGGAAAATGAGCCAAGAACACACGTAACGCAGGAGATTTCAATAATGGCTAGCCAGCCCGCGAACACAGACGTCAATGTCTTTCGGAGAGTGCGGTCTTTCCGCCAGGATCATCGCCATGAGAGCGTTGAGGCGCTCATCAAGCATTTGCGGCCATTGGTGATGAGTGTTCCGGGTGAGGAGATTCTTTCTGGCGTGTTGACACGCGACACAACTCTTCAGGATTTCTCAGCCTATATGGGTGAAGCCCGTCACGACGCTGGACGCGGATTTCCGATCGTCATCGGTCTGCTTCCACAGAAGTCGTTTGCGGATGCTCAGGAGGGCATCACGGGAGTCGACTTCGCATTTACTATTGGGCGAGATAAGTTCTTGCAGAATGACACTGGGTCACTAGATCATGATCTGCAAGGCGATCTTCGGGACGACGCTCAAGTTCCGAGTATGTAATACAAGTGTAATTAAGGGCGGACAAAATCCGCCCTTAATTTTTATATTTTGACTTTGCGTTAACAAATAGTTATGATAAATTGGAAAACTTATTCATGGTTATATGATCATTATGTGAATCAACAATTATCAATTAAGAAGATATCTAAGCTTGTCAGTAAATCTGATGTCTATGTTGGTATGGTAATGCGGGAGCATAACATACCTATCAGAACTATTGCTGAAGAAAGAAGGAATCTACATCTTGTTGACGTTAAAACGATCATAAAATTATATGAAGCCGGAGAGTCAGTTGAGGCTGTGGCACGGGTATTGGGAATTAGCATGTCGGTTGTGGTTGACAGATTGAAACTAAATAATGTTAAAATGCGGACTAGAGCACAATCTAGAAGGTTAGCACTTAACAGGCAAATTGATGTTGTGCCATATGATAAATGGGCAAATAAGAAGTGGCTTACTGAGCACTATATAAAACAATTTTTGTCAATCAATGATATTGGGAAATGTGTTGGTTGGAGTTATGGTGCTGTACGGCAGGCGATGATTAAATTTGATATTAGATTGAGATCGATATCAGATGCTATGAAGTTACGTTCTAAAGAGATTTCGAGGCTTCAAGAAGATAATTGGCGCAAACCCGATTATAGATCAAAAATGTTTGAGATATTTGCCGCACGACCTAAAGTATCCGGGATACAAAACCGGCTTTATGAATTTCTAGATGAGTTTGGTGTGGAATATTTTCGCGAGTATAATGATAGGGACGATGATTCAGGATGTCGGATTGGTTCTTGGTCATTTGATTGTGTTGTGCCGCGTGATGATTATACTTTACTTATCGAGGTTCAGGGTGATTATTACCATTCTTTACCACAAAATGTGGCAAGAGATATTCAGAAAGCGAACTATGTCAAATCACAGCTTGCTGGCTATAGATTGAAGTATCTGTGGGAGTATCAATTTGATAGAGAAGATTATATTAGATTAACTCTCAAACAATGGCTTGGGCTCATACAAGTCAATGAATTTTCGTTTGGCGAAGTTACCATTTCGAATTGTGAATACAATTCTTTTTTCGATAAGTATCACTATGCTGGTTCGATTGGTAGGCCTGTAAGCTATGTTTTTGGTGCTTATTTAGATAATGTTTTAATAGCAGTTGCTTGTTTTACTTCTCCTATTCGACAGAATGTTTCGGTGGCTGGGTTTAATTATAATGAATTGACGGAATTGGCCAGATTATGTATTCATCCAGAATACCAAAAACACAATTTTGCTAGTTGGTTTGTTGCAAGATGTATTAAACGATTGCCATCACAATATCGCTGTGTAATAGCTTATTCTGACCAGTCTTTTGGGCACGACGGTACTATTTATAAAGCATCCAACTTTGTTATGGATCATATAACACAATCGAGCTATAGTTATTTTGACGGAATCGATCATTTACACAAGAAGACTCTCTATAACAGGGCGAAACGAGCACATATGTCTGAAGGTGATTATGCTCGTAAAAATGGTTACAGAAAAATAAAGAGCATGCCAAAGTTCAGGTATGTATATAAATGTAAATGATGCGTCTTTGGTGTAATGGTAGCACGCCGTCTGCCAGATGGAAGAATAGGTTCAATTCCTGTAAGACGCTTTATTGCTTGCGAATAGTAATGTAATGTTTCTACCAAATATAAACTTTTGGAATAATATAAACGAAGTTTGTTTTGTTTGACTACACTTAGCAGAAGGCCACTCTCGCGGAGTGGCCTTCGCTATGCACATAACAAAAATATATACAAGGAGGTGTTGTTATGCCACTAAATCCAGACCTATTAGCCGAATGTTTAACGGAGCATCCGGATTTGTTTGATAGGATACTAGCCATTCTTGAGTATGATGAGCAACATATCTTCGGATACGACGAGCCAAAAAAGGGCGTTGAGCCGTGGGTATTTCTGGCCAGGGCGACACTCGGGGTTGGCATCATAAAAATTAAAGAACCAAAGCTCAATCTTGAATATTATGCACTCATCAAGATTCCGGACGAAGTATCAAAAGATGTCGATAAAGGATGGCCAACAAAATGGGTTAGGGGAGACATTACGAGTCCGGCCGCTTTACCAACACAGAACAAACATATTCTCAAAACATCGCACAGCTTATCTGCCCTTTTAGATGCTGCTGGAGAGATGCCGCTCAAGGCAAAGCCGCCTAGCAAACCCGAGAAACACGAAGGTCAGGAAACAGATCCGTTTGTGCCTAGAGATAAAAGACAAGCACCCGATTCTTATGCCGAAACAGATGTGCTTACGCCTAAGGAAAGGAGACAGCTTACGGGGGTCATTACGAAAGGTGACGAGGCAGAAATACGTCGGTTGTCTACGAAGAGTAAAAGATGGCGCGAATTGGTTGACAAATACGTTTATGGTGAGGACTAATGGCTATAATAGCGCCACAAGATCTGCCAGTTGTTTTAAAAGTGCGTAGTGATCCGCTTAAAAAATATGCATTGTCGAAACTTGGTTATTCTGGCGTCGACGTCGAGATAGGCGAGGATCAGTTTGAGACTGTTTTACGAATTACTGGGGATTTTATCTCTGGTTACTTTCCACGAGAGCAAAAACTTGCTGTATTCTATACGCAGCCACTAGTCTCGACTTATCCAATGCCGGAAGATGCTTATTGGGTTCAAGAAGTCTCGTGGGACCCAGTCACGACTAGGATTGATGACGTGTTTGGTGCAGAAAGTTTTCTGTTTAATATAGGGAATGTCGCTGGTATACAAAATATTCTTACCGATTATCATCTATTACAAGCATATCGCCGATTTTCACAAAAGATTTTGGGTACCGAAGGACATTGGGAAGTTCTTGGTGAAGTCGATGGCGGTCCTGGTCAACAGCTTATCAGATTATATCCGACACCAAAGGGTGCTTTTCCCGTTATTGTTTTGTATTACCCGATCGTTACACACTTTCGTAGCCCGCAAGCTAAGCTTATCGCTTACGACATGATGCTAGCAGAGACCAAGATGATGGTTGGTGCTTTGCGACGTAAGATTGCTGGGATTCCTCTTCCAGACGGCGGTAGTTTAGCGCTCGATGGAGATGCTCTTGCTACAGAAGGTAAGGAAGAGCGTGAAGCGTTGATAGAGAAAGCAATCCATCTTGGCGAGCCACTTGGCGTATATAAGTGGTCTTGGTTGCTACCTTTGATATTTTGGATCGGTTCTGTGATCCAAAATATTGTATAATAAAACAACCAGCTAATCTGCGCGCAAATAGAATGTGGCTAAGTGCTAGCAATAGATCGCAACATATATACATTTATATGGTTTGTTCGTGAAATATTGCGTAAAAGATATGTCGGGAACATCAAGATAACCCGAGGAACTTGCAAAGGTGAGACGCATAGTCATCTGGGTTGACAACACATCGAGTAGGCTCAACAATTACGAGCCGTGGCATTCTGTTATCCTAACGATTCTTTTTAGCACTATAACTATTTTGAGCTAGCCTATGCGCAAGAAATTGGTAGATCAATTGAATGTGGAGTTTCCTAACGTTCTACGTTGTTCTGTAAATGTTGGCGACGGTTGGTACGGCATATTAAAGAAACTACTGAAAAACCTGAAAAAATCAAACGTCAAAATCATAAATGTCGAACAAGAATTTGGCGGCTTGCAGGTTTACTCCAGCCCAAGGACAACAAAGACGGATCAAATGATTCAAAGTGCCGAGGACGCATCGTGGCACGTTTGCGAGTACTGCGGTGAGGTAGAAAATATCAAAAGGTATAATCTCGGTGGTTACTGTATCACTTTATGTCCTGATTGTGCCTCAAAGAATTGAGATGATAAATGGCATATAACGATTTGACTAAAAGAGACAAAGAGGTCATTGCGCGAGCTTTAGCGTCAAATGACAATAAGATTAGACCTGCTCATAGAGCACTCAAGGGCAAGTACACATTTGCCGATGTAGATACCGTCGCCAAAAAGGATCTAGGCATAATACCGCGTCCTGGTAAATCCACGTCCGACGAGGAGGACGATGGTGCCATGCTGAATATGAGATTTGGCGGCATGGTCGGCATGATGACGATGAGGTCGAAGACCATACGTGATCTTGACGCAGCGCTCGAATCTGCCAAGGTTGATATGGAAACTTGGGAAGTTGAGCGATATATAATCAACAAATGGGACGTTGTTGCTAATAGTACCAGTAGACAGGTAGGCAGTATACAGATACACGATCTTACAGCAACTGAATTGTGGCAGGTTAAGGTCTGGCTCAAGCGCAAGCAGCACCCACTCATTGAAGTTGCGCTTGAATTGCTTGAGAAGCGGATTGCCGCACACGCACCGAAATATCCGACAAGGATCAAAAAGCCTACTGGCACGCATATGCTGGAAATATCGTTATTCGATGTGCACTTTGGTAAACTGGCTTGGCATAGAGAAACAGGGCACGATTACGACCTCAAGATTGCAGAGCGGATCTATAGTGACGCTGTAAATCAGCTTCTAGCGATGTCGTCATGTGTAAGTGTAGAGAAGATTTTAATGCCTGTTGGTCAAGATTTCTTTCACATTAATAGTGCCGATTTTTTAACACCAAAGGCCAATAACCCGTTAGATACTGACGGTAGACTTGCCAAAGTTTTCGAAGCTGGGTATATGGCCGTGATTGGTGCTATCGACAAGTGCCTTGCAATTGCGCCTGTAGAGGTCATTTGGGTTCCAGGCAATCACGACCCAGAAACATCACTATATTTATGCCACGTGTTGAAAGCGTGGTATAAGAAATGTAAGGATGTATTTGTCGATATCCGCCCAACTTCGAGAAAATACAAGCGATATGGCACCTGCCTTATCGGATTTACTCACGGCAACGAAGAAGCACAGAACGATTTGCCGCTAATTATGGCAACAGAGGCTGCTGAGGATTGGGCCGTTGTCAGGCACAAGGAATGGCATATTGGCCATATCCATAAAAGAAAGGAAATGAAATTCCTAGCTGGTGACACATATAATGGTGTCACCGTTAGGACTCTTCCTAGCTTGAGTGGTACTGATGCGTGGCATTATAAAAAGGGATATGTCAAGGGTGCCAGAGCAGCGGAGGCCTATTTGTGGGATTATGATTTTGGATATGCTGGTCATTTCTCTGCTAACATGCTTGACGGAAAAGTAGCAAAGATAGATGCGAATCGGCCTAGTCGATCAGGGGGATGAACTCCCGCCCTCCAAATATAAATTGGAGGTGATAAATGAGATTGATTGGTTTAGCCGAAGGCGACGTTTCCGCCGCACAAAGTAAAATAGTGTCTACCAAGAACGATCTCGCCATTGCCCTTGCCGGTGAGGTTCGCACACTTGGTTTTGGCAATCCTCGTGTCGAAGAATCGTACAATGTTTCGGATGATTCTATTTTGTACTTTGACGTTCGTCCTGGCACAACAATAATGGTTAGGGTTGTTAGTGACGATGACCTACAAATTCAATTATCGACTGGTTTAGCTGATTCTCTTGGTGTTAATGATTACCACAAGGTAGGCTCGGCCGCAGAAGTAATAGCAAAGTTGCAGAAGATTTTCAAATGATCGTTATACAAAATCGCCTGGAAGTTATCGGGGCTGACAGGGTAATTGTCCCTGGCTGTGAACCAACTAGCGCACTTAGTTCGACAACGTTGATGAGGTTTTCTGATTGCGGTGCAGCGACAGTCAATCTATATGAAGCCTTAGCGGCGATTCCTGGGTCGAGCATGGAGTATCAGATCAATAATGGTGAGTCGAATGGTGTGCGCAAGAGATGGCTTGTATTACCGCCTTATGAATTGACCTGTCCGTGTGTTCCGATGTTAGATTCATATGCAATTCTAAAAGAGCTTGCGAAAAAAGAAGACGAAGAAGAGAATCTGCTGGAGGACGAGTGCCAGTTGCTAGACCAGGGTTTCTGTCCGCCGATAAATTTTGAGACAGCAGAAGTACCACCGGTTTCGCCGTACAGAGAAGAAGGCAACTATTTTGGTATCAGTCCTTATCCGATGAACAATCCAGTCGATTGGGATCTCTGGTCATCAGACCAACAATTTCGGGGGCCATCGTTTGGAGAGGGCGGCGACATGCCGGTCTCAGGGTAATGATTCATAGGTTTTCACAGAGCGACAGCGTTGTTCCTGCCCAGAATTTGGGTTTTAGATCTGATATGGATGATTTGAATCCATTCTATCAGGTTCATGACATTGACTCTGCTGACATTGCCACTGTACATCACATAGCACGCGAGATGATACATATATCTGGGGCACTTGTCAAGGTCCATCCGAGGACGAACAATTCTGATATTGTCGTAGAGCACGACGAAGATCCAGACCCGACATATTGGGCGTCGAAACATTTCAAAGCATTTTTCACGCCGCAACCGCTTGAGTGGGAATTAAAAGGGTGGGGCGTTGACGTCGAGAACAATCAATCTGAGGTTGTTTTTTTTCTTGGTGATATTACTGAGGAGTTCAACGATAGGCTGCTACAGGTTGGTGATCTTATAGAGCTTCCCTACAATAGCGTATCTAGGCATAAGCCAAAATATTATCATGTGAATAATGTGCAAGAGTTTGGCAACTTCAGATATACGTGGTTGTATCTGAAGTGCCAAACATCGCTCATCCCTGGCGATGTTAATATACGTCCTGCAGAAGATGACGCAGAACAGTCTATTGACTTTGAAGATCCGAATCCAAAATAATGCCGCAACTCAGATTTACGGACCCGTCGAGCTTGATAAATCAGATGGCACTTGATATAGGTGCTGCATCTGGTGAAGTTGGTAACACTTTGCGCGTGGAAATTGCGTCTGAGTTGCGCAGTCGGATACGTGGGCTTCGTGGAATGAACGCCTCTGATGTTTCTGTCACTCAGGTTGGCGACAATAAAGCCTTGATCAAAGTGAACTTGCGAGATGACTTAGAACCAGAGATTGTCGCTGCTGTGGAACGTGAATTCAAGTCATTGATGGACAGGATTGGTGCTGTGGTTGTTGGGCAGCCCATGGCTGGGTCGATAAAGCCTGGGCTTGTGGCGATGCTGTCTAGAGGAGGTATCGTCTGATGGCTTTTTATGAATTCGGCCACAATTTTTCTCCATGCCCACTACAGACGATATGTCCAACTCCGATGGCGGAGGCCAATCCACAAATACATGCTTACCCAACTGCTTTGAAGCAACAGAGTGATGCACAGCAAGGCAGGTCCAAGATTCTCGGTGATATTCCTGGCACTATGCCAGAGTACATTGAGGAATATGCGATGCCGGGGTTTACAGCCCTAGACGACGCTATGAGATCATATTGGTCTGGCATCCGCGTACCTACCAAGGATTCGTTTCGGTTTATGAGGGTCAAGATTGCTGGTGGCGATAAGAGCGTATTATTTTGGAACGATGATCTCAAAGACGGTCGTGTTCGGCTGCCTGTGGCTTCTATAAACCGGCTGGACCATGAGTTTAACCCGGATAAGTTTAGTCCTCCCTATCTGGCTATGCGGAAGAGGTATACTACTAATAGGATGGATAGGGTTGCTATGATAAGACGGCCCGTCCCGTTCTTGGTCAATTATAATCTTACTGTATGGTGCGTGTGGAAGCGAGATGCAGAATATATTCTTTATCAAATAATAACTAGGTTTCACCCGCTGGCTGAATTTACTATGTTCGACGGCCATTTGAGCGGTAATGTACAACTCAGATATGGCGGCTCGTCCGATGCTAGTGAAAAAGAAGCTGGGTTCGACCAGAAAGCCAAGGTACGTTATGAGTATAAGATGACGGCTGAGGCATGGCTACCGTTGCCGGAGGTAATATTGCCTACTGTTCTTGGTCAGCCGACGATAATAAGTGAGTTGCCATCGAGAGATCCATTATTGGCCTCTCGTGGAAGTTATAACAATTTCGAGCCTCCAGTGTAATCGGAGATTGTGATGGTTAGAGCAGCAGTAGCGCGTAGGAGACAGAAACGGCAAAAAAGAGTTCCGCAACCAATACCCGATAAGGGTCATGTGGTTCGTGTCTACAACAAAGGCAAGCAGTTGATTTCTTTGCAGGTCAAGCCGCCAGGTGGTGACTTTTTCTTGCATGAGCAGACAATTTATCTGCGTCCCGGCCAAACAGTCAAACTGCCTAAGAGCCATATCAATTCTGCACAGATTAGGAATTTGCAGGCGAGAAGGCAAATTCAGGTGATTTACGACAGTGAGGTTGCAGGGGATAAGTAATCCATTTTTTCAAGTTACCTTACTGTCATTTAGATCAAATTTATTGTAGCATAGTTTGCGCTGCATAACGGAGAATAGACATGCCAACGTTTCTAAGTCCAGGTGTTTTCCCTCGCGAAATTGATCTGAGCTTGGTTCCAAGTAATGTTGGGCCGCTCCGCCCAGTGTTTATTGGCACTGCAAGCAAGGGTCCGGTGAATATACCGACCTTTGTGTCGAACTCGCAACAAGCCATAGACACGTTCGGCGAACCATTTCCTGAGAGCTACATGATGTACGCCGTAATGACCTATATGGAACGCGGCAATCAGTGTTATATCGTACGTGTCGGTGTCGAATGCGAAGACGGTCAAGCGGAAGAACTTGATGACATCTGCATTGATACCTCTGGAAACAGGGTTAGTGGGTGGGCACGGATACCGATCTTCACCGGCATTGATTTCGGACGCATCACTCTTCGCGAAGTAAGTGCGGATAGTCCATATGTTTTCCACGGCGCTGGTGTCGAGAACATCGACTACAACGACCAGAGTGTATCGGCTACTGATGGTCCAACAACGGCCACGCTCGACTTTGCTGGAGGAACTGCTGGAAGCGATGACTATACCGGGTGTCTCGACGAGAGCTATATCCTTCTTATCACTGGGGATCCGGATGACGGAGAAGCTGTTGAGGGTTGCACTTATGAGTGCGTCAGAAATAGCGATAGCGCGGTGGTTGCGACCGGAACGTTGACCGATCTTGGTGGTGGAATTAGTAACAATGTTGATGTAGGCGACGGGCTTGTCTTCAG